AGGCGCTACATTGAACTAAGAGGCGACAGGAGAAATCGTGAGCACAGACGATGGGATTTTCCCCACCACCTACATGGTTGGGGACATAGAATATGACTCTTCACTGAAGGCCGATTTAGCGATCGACCGTAGTAACTTGAGTGAAGAGTTTGCGGAGCATCCTAGGGCCTACGGTTGGTATTCAACCGCCTATGAGATTGCCCTAGATGCAGAGCAACGGAAGAAGGCAGAGCTAGAGAGAGCCTATGCGGTTCTCGACGTTCAAGCCCGAACCAACATGGAAGCTGCCGGTGTAAGACCCACCGAAGCAAAGGTAAAGAACGTAGTGATTACTCACCCTGAGTATGTAGCACTACAAGACAAGTACTTTGAAGCAAAGACCGATGCAGGAGTAATCAAGGCTGCACGGGATGCAATGATTCATCGAAAGGATTGCTTGGTTAGCTTAGGCGCTAATTTGAGGGCCGAAGCAGCAAGTAATCCCGAGATCCTTAAAGACCAGTACAAGAAAAACAACAGGAAGTAGAGAAAAACATGGCAATTGATTGGGAAAAAGTAAACAGTAAGAAACTAGAGATTGACAATAAGGCTACAGACTTTGGTGACCGCCCCAAGATCTTTTGGTGGAAGCCCAAGGTTGGAGACAACACTGTCAGGCTCATGCCTGGGTGGGCAGAGGAAGGCGAGTTCGCAGGCCAGTTCTGGCGTGAGGTCGTTCAACACTGGAACATTACACCAGATCAGGGTGCTCCTATTATCTGCACGGAGCACACCCCAGGGCTCACGGGTATTTGTAAGATCTGTGCAGTGAACAGTAAGCTTAAGTCGAACAAGGGCAGCCTTGCTGCACAAACTCGTCTTGGGGATACTCGTGGGCAGAAGTCCTATCTATTCAACATCGTGGACCGTGACGATCCTGAATGGACGGCTCGTGATGTGGCTCAGTGGAGCAAGGAAAATGCAGACAAGCCCTGTCCGTTTGAGGCTGGCGGAGCCAAGGTGCAGGTATACGCTGCAGGCGCCATGGTCTTTGACCAGATCATCACGCAAATGTCGGCTAACCATCTGGACTTGTCCGATCCCAAGGATGGTCGGGATATTGTTATTGGGCGCACAGGCAAGGGCCGTAACACTCGGTACAAGGTTACTGTAATCATTCAGGCTTCAGAGGCTCCTGAGTTTGGCGAGTTGACTCCTTTGGATACGGTTGGTTATACCATGTCTGAGAATGAACAGCTTTCCCTTCTTGCGGAGTCTGACCTGCCTGCTTTGGTGGCTTCGTCTGGGACTTCCGAGTCTCTCCCTGAGCTACAAATGTCAGAGGATGCAACTCCTGTGGCCGCTCTTGGTGAAGATGAAGATCTCGCTGCACGGCTTAGAGCCCAGATTTCTGGGTAATCTAACCCACAACTAGCTTAGGAAGCCCCTGTCCTGAATACGAGGGGCAGGGGCTTCTTGTGCGGCAAAAGAAGTAGTAAGATGAAAAAGCTAGAGGATATCATTCGTAACAAGCTACAACCAGTTCAGATTCTTCTTGATATGCTCGAAGACTCTCCTTGCAATCTTCCCGCCGATATTCTTCTGCAGGCAATGGACGCAAGAACTGTGTTGGCGGATATAGTAGAAACACTAGAAAGTAACAAGGAAACATAAAATATGGACAAAGATAAAGCAAAAGCAAGAGCAAGAGCAGCAGCATTAGAAGCAATTAGAAAGAAATTTGGTACAGAGATCAAGACGGCAGCAGATACTCCGAACCTTGAGTACGAGATAGTACACTCAGGCTCCATCGGTCTAGATAAGATTCTAGGCATTGGAGGATATCCCAAGGGTCGTGTCATTGAGATCTATGGAAAGAATGCGTCAGGAAAGACTTCTCTGACACTTCACGCAATCGCAGAATGTCAGAAGGAGGGAGGACTATGCGCCTTTATTGACGCAGAGCAAACCTTTGATCCTGCCTACGCAAGCGGTTGTGGTGTAGACCTAGATACATTGGACTTGTCTAGACCGGATAATGGCGAGGAAGCACTAGAGATTGTAGACACCTTGACCCGAGCAGGAGCCTATGATCTCATTATTGTAGACTCTGTTGCTGCACTTGTGCCTACAGCAGAACTAGATGGTGATATGGGCAAGAGCCATGTAGCACTTCAAGCGAGGTTGATGAGCCAAGCACTTAGGAAGCTTGTAGGCATTGTTTCTAAGGCTGGAACGATGGTTGTGTTCCTAAATCAGACACGCGCTAACGTAGGTGTCATGTTTGGTAGTAACACGACTACAAGCGGTGGAGAAGCACTAGGGTTCTATTCTAGTGTCAGACTCAAGGTGGCTCGTATTGCTACCCTCAAGGAAGGTGACGAGGTTGTAGGAAACCGCACCCGTGTGACCGTAGAAAAGAACAAGTGCAGCGGTACAGCCAAGCATTCTTGTGAGTTTGATATGTACTCAAACAACAAGTTTGGTTGTGGTATTTCTCACATTGGGGAGTTGTTTGAGTACGGTGTCAACCTAAATCTCATTGAGAAGGCAGGCGCTTGGTACTCTTACAAGGGAGAGAGGCTAGGCCAAGGTAAGTTGAAGGCGTTAGCTAAACTAGCCGATAGCCCAGAGACTGTTGCTGAGTTGGAGACACTTGTTCAAAGTGTTCTCTATCCCGAGAAGGCGTCTGAATAATGGAGTTCCTTGCGTTCTCTGATATGCATGCACACAACTTTAGGTACGGGGCGACTTTCATTGATTGTCCACCTGACCTAGAGGAGTTTCATGACGATAAGGGGCAATATAGGAACCTAAACTCTAGGTTTGTGGACACCATATTGACCCTTAGGGAAATCAGAGACTACGCAAGGGAGCACGAAATAGGATGGGTACTTTTCGGTGGAGACTTGTTTCACGAACGAAGTCAAGTCTCCACCGAAGTACTCTCCGTTGTATCTAGGGAGCTAGCGAAGTTCTCTCATTGGGGAATCAAGATAATTGCTCTCCCAGGAAACCACGACTTTGCAGATAGGGAAGGTTCAAATACTTCACTGGATCACTTAGATCCACTGAATGGTATCTCAGTGCTGACTGAGGGTCTACATGAGTTGCCTGGCCTCAACATCTACGCCCTACCCTACACGCAGGAGCTAGAAGCCCCTCTGGGGCGCTTAAAGGAGTTTACCAAGCTTGGACACGCCAATGAGTTTCCAACGCTTCTATTAGGTCACATAGGCGTACAGGGAGGCATCGTAGGGAGCGATTATGTACTGGTATCCAAAAAGGATGTGGATTTCAATGATCTGCAAACAAAGTTCTTTGATTTGACGCTGCTGGGTCATTTCCATAAGCACCAGAAGCTGAGCAGTAAGGCTTACTACATAGGCGCTACACATGAACACAATTGGGGAGATTGCGATGATCCAGAGCGAGGCTTCCTTCACGTAAATGTATCAAAAGGTAAGCACAGTGTAACTAAGATACCCACCATGTCCGCATCTAGGTTTGTCAAGGTCTCTACTGAGAAAGATTTAGAAAAGGTAAGGGACAACGATTTTGTTCGCGTAATCAAGTCAGGAACAAAGCCTGGACTAGAAAAGAAAGCTAGAACTACCTCGAAGCGTGTGGAGGTATTAGAGGAAGAAGTAGACATGACGGACACAAAACTTCCAAAAGAGTTATTTGACCCCCTTGCCATGGCTGAGGAATGGGTTAGACTGCACGGAGACGGAGACACTGATTTACTTGATATGGGCACAACGTTCATTAGAACAGTAACAAATAACGGACTATGACTTTCTCGTACCGTACTGTTATTGCAGGCAGACACACTGTAAAAATCGCGTATGATGAGGACGGGGTTGTAGCTGCTGAGAAATGGCTGAACAAAAAGTTCGAACCTCATCGAGGAGGGGGACTACCTGCAATAGTTTACAGTAGCGGTACAGAGGAATATTTCCTTGGTGGTGTATATCAGCGCACTAAGGTAGATCACTCATAATCATAATGTTGGTAAAGCGCACAAGAATAGAGTTTGGAAAATCAGAAGTCGTGTTTATTGAGAACTATGTTTTTAATGGTGTGTGCACTGAACACTGGAAAACCATAATGGGAGATCTACACAGAGAAAACGGTCTTCCTGCAGTTACGAATTCCTTGGGGTATGAGTCCTACTGGCTCCGTGGTAAGTTTCTTGGCCAGAAGGCTCCTGATGGTTACTATGTTGAGGCTCCGTGACAATGAAAGAATCAGAATATCAGTATTCTGAGAAGACAATACACCAGCCTGGTGGAGTACTCATTCGTATTGAGTACTATGGTGGTGCTTTATATAGGGAGTGTTGGAGTAAAAACGGCATTCTACACCGAGGTAACGGTTTACCTGCCCTGGTAGGAGTTGACGGTAACGAGTCTTATGTAGAGAACGGCTTTGACAGTGCTTACTTAGAGCTTGATTTTTACACTAAAGAACAAGAAAGAGAGTAGCGAATGAGTGGAGTACATTTAATTGCAGTCGATGAACAAAAGGTCTACACAGTCAATGCAGATGCTGGTGTGGTTGTGCCTGAGGACGGCCAGTCCTACTCGGTGTCTCAGGCTATCTATGCTGCAGTATTTAGCCAACTAGAGAACCTAGATGGTGCTAGATTGGAGTCCTGGGGACTACTCAGTGGTACTTACTTGCGTATGTACGAGGATAGAGGATCAAGAGACAAAGGAAGTTCCTCTTGAAAGACGAAAATCAACTAGAGATTCCCTTTGATGAACTTCTGGGACACGAATCTGAATGATCTTCAATAAGGTACAGATACAGAACTTCTTGTCCTTTGAGGACGATGAGTTCCTAATTGATTCTGTGGGTCTAACGTTGCGTCCTAGGGGACAATCAGGACGGCGCAGGAAAGGACTCCAACGGAGCCGGTAAGAGCAGTCTCCTAGACTCGCTATGCTGGGCGCTATGGGGAGTGACCATTCGGGGTCTCAAGGACGATGCAGTAATCAAGCGTCAAATAGGCAAGAACTGTAAAGTATCTGTGCATTTCCAAGACGAAGAGAATACCTATGTGGTTACGCGGTATCGTAAGTGTAAGGAAATGTCGCCACATAATGGCCTCCTGCTGACAATTAACGACGAAGACGCCACAGGAGCCAAAGTGGCTCTTACACAAGAGCGTATTAATAAGATCCTAGATCTTGATTTTTATACGTTTAGTTGCATGATGCCAGGGTCAAAGATCAAGCTTGCTTCCCTCACAGACAGTGGAATTAAGACCACCTTAGAGGGCTTGCTACAGCTAGAGGTATTCTCTGAGGCGCAGAAGCTAGCAAAAGTGCAGACAGCTGCACTATCTAAGGAGCAGGCTCAGCTATCCTCTCAGCTAGAGTCTCACCAACGAGAGATAGGTGTGCATGAGGTTACAAAAAAGGAGCTAGAGGACAACATTGCTTCCTTTGAACAAAAGAAAGCAAATGAACTAACTACTCTTAAGGCCACAGAAGAAAGTCTACATGAGGACGTAGACGCTATTGTGATCAATGTTAGTGAAGAAGACCTACTAGAAGAGCAACAATCGCTATCTGCGGAGAAGGCTAAACTAACTGAGGAACTGAACAACTGTGGAAACTACCTTGCTGCGCTAGCGTTAGAGGCAAACAAGCAGAACAACCAGATCCGGTTGGAGTTGTCCTTAGCAGAGTCGGCCATCAAGTCTCTTGAGGGCTCTATCAGCAAAACACAAGCTCTTACTGGATCTTGTCCTGTGTGTTCGCAGGAAGTAGGAGAGGTACACAAGTCCAAGGTACTGGAGCAGTACCAACAGGATCTTAAGGAACACAGAAGGCACATGGGCTCTGTCTTAGAAAGGCTCAGTGAGGCTGCGTCTGAGTATGAGCTAGTCAAAGGCAAGGCTGAAGATAGCTTGGCTGAGGTAAGTAGAAATCTTACGGATGTTTCAAATCAGCTCAATAGGGTTGCTTTGGACATTGATTCATTCCGGTCCATGAAGGACAACAAGCAAGCATTACTACTACAACTAACTAGAGTACAAGAGCAGATACAAGACAAGCAAGGCGAGCAGTGTTCTGTGCTTCCTATGCTTCAAAGAGTAAATGAAGATATAGAGAAACTACAGACTAAGGTTAAAGAAGCTACAGTAGAGCTAACTGCAGTTACAGAAAAAGCAGACAAGTGTTCGTTCTGGGTCGATGCCTTCGGTGCAAAGGGTCTACGTCCTCATCTTCTCAAGCATGTTACTCCGTTACTCAATAGTCGAGTACAGAAGTATGCAGACATTGCAACAAATGGGGACATGAAGATTGAGTTTTCAGACGGAAAAGACCTTGAAGAACGGCGAGACTCGTAGTATCTTCGCTGTGAAGGTGATCAACAAAGATGGCGGAGAATCTTACCAGAGTTCTTCTTCAGGAGAACGAGCAAGAGCAGACGTGTGTATTGCCCTTGCTTTAGGGGACTTAGCCGCCTCAAGATCCAACAAGAACATAAACTTTCGGTTTATGGATGAGCCCTTTGAGAATCTTGACGATTCTGGGCTGTCTGGTATTGTGTCCTTGCTCACCCAGCAGAACAAGGACTTCGGTAGTGTGTTTTGTGTCACACACAATAAGACTCTGAAGGAATATTTTCCTCACACCATAACAGTAGTCAAGAAGGATACGGTGTCTAAACTCCATGGCCAATAAGAATGCAGTAGCGGTAGTTGATATTAGTGACGGAGCTTGGCAGTTCGCCTACTCTGGATCAGACGTTAAGAAGTCACTATACGAGAAGGCAGCGAAGTTAGAGCAAGAATATACGGCGGTTATGGAGAACATCCAGAATACTTTCGAGTCTTCACCTACAGAGGTTGTTATCGCGGCCTTTGTTCAAACCTTCTCTGAGGATCGCAACTGGCGTGGAGAAGTATTAGTCTCCTTATGTAAGAAAGCAGCACACTTACAAGAAGAGATCTTAAACGCCAGAAGAGCGGCCAATGGCTTCTCTGACACGATTGTGTACAAAATGAGCCTAGAGGACTTGAAACGGTTAGGCTTAGGTCTTATAGGTGAGTCACATGGCTAGGAAGCACAGACCCCTCAAGTTGAAGCCTAAGTGTAAGCTAGGTTGAGGGGCACGAAGAGTGGAGTGTGCTAGGAATGTATCACCGAGAAAATGGATTTGCCACTATGGTTCTCTACTAGATTTGAAAGAACAAATATTTGGATAAGGAGATATGCAAAATAGACGAGGATGGAGAGCGGTGGACCTTATCAGGACGGAATGCTTTGTTGCATCGTTCTAGTGGACTTCCTGCGGTTGTTAATGTGCGTGGAGGAGAGTACTACTTTGAGTATGGACAACGCCACAGGGAAAATGGTCCTGCTCTGGTATACTTCTTAGATAAAATTAAGGTAGAAGAGTATTGGGTACGCGGAAGAAAGTTATCAGTGTATCACGTAACTGAAGATGGTAAGAGAACTCGTAAGCTAAACCAGTAAAGGGATAAGACATGGCAGAAGAAGAAGCAGTAGAAGAACTTACAGAGGAAGAACTAGCGAACAAGTACATGACGCTAGGAAAGATCTTTGACGAGATCATCCAAGACGAAGAAGCGGCTCGGTGGATTAAGCTGCATTTTGATATCTCCGTAGACCAAGAAGCGCAGTCTATTACTGTGGCCAAGCTTTCTGAGGGAGAGACGACTCGTAGGCTCCTTGACCTGATGCAAGAACGCAAGAAGGAAGAAGAACCTAAGATCATTGTCCCAGACTTTGGTCCCACGCTGTGAGTAGAACATACACCTTCCCGCAGGTCAGCAATAGTGTGCTCATTTCTGATCTATTTTATGCCCTACTGACTGTTTGTTTGGAAGCAATGTACGCAGTGTATGGTGTGGTGGATGCTGTTTGGTTCGCTCTGTTCCCCAGCTACGATGAATAGAAAACCATGGATAACTTTACAGATCTAAATCCGTTGGACGACACAGTTTGTCCATATATCAAAGGGTCACAACAAGCAGTTGTTGCCGTTTCTAGGACTAGTGATCAGGCTGTGGTGTTGTCTGCTACCTGTGGTGTTCGGCATGATATGGAAGAGAGCGGACTAGACGCGACAGATGTATGGGCTGATCTACCAGAACCTGGCCATGTTGAGGTGTGGGAGGGTAGAATAGTGGTGTCTGGGCATACTGCAAGTCCCGCTGGGCCTGCTGAGTACGATCTTGATTACCGAGGTACTTGGCGTCCTCTCACGTCGGACGAGAGAGAAGCGGTTGCGTCTGGTAAAGATTTGTTCCGGTGTCAGGAATGTAGCGGGAATGGTTACATTGATATTATCCGAAAGTAGAACATGGACAAAATTACTTTACATAGGTTTGGTGACGTTAATGTGAAGTTGATTTCTAGAACACACGGAGTCATTAAAGAGTTGTGGAGTAACTCCTCAGGTAAGATTTACAGGGGCAACGGATTACCCGCCGTTATAGTGAGTAATGGATATGAGGCATATTATGCTACTAGTGGTTACCTAGTTAAGATGAAAGTAAGTTAGATGAGAGGTGAATTACACCATAATGTATGTTAACTGGAAAGAGTCAATAGTCTTTGATGGAGGTAAGGTAGTTCTTATTTGGGAAGACGGAGTTCACTCTGAGTGGTGGTGCAATAATAATGGCTACGCGCACAGAGACAACGGACTTCCTGCATACGTCTGTGACAGTGGAGACGAGAGCTACTACGAAAACGGCGGAGTGGTCATGAGGGAGCACAAACAATGATTAAGTACCTGGGATCAAAGAGACTACTTATCCCTAAGATACGAGAGGCTATTGCAGATACTCTCGACAAGGGTACAGTAATAGATCTCTACTCCGGTACAAGCCGAGTAGGTTTTGACCTAAAGACACTAGGTTATCATGTTCATGCGAATGACTACGCAGCTTATGCTTACACCCTAGCTAACTGCTACGTTGCTGCAGATGCATTCACCTACCTAAAAGATGCTACAGAAGCCATTATAGACCTACACGAAGGTGTTTCAGGGTATCATGCCAAGTATCTTAAGAGTGGGTTCTTTACACACACGTACTCTGACGAATCTTGGTTTTTCCAGAAGGAGAACGCACAAAAGATAGAAGCAGTGCGTAATCGCATCGAAGACATGAACCTCACAGACAAGTTGTTCAAGTCCATACTACTCACGTCCCTCATGGAGGCAGCAGACCGTGTTGATTCTACATGCGGCGTACAGATGGCTTACCTTAAGCAATGGTCCAAGCGTAGCTTCAATCCTCTGTCGCTCCGTATTCCTTCACTCAGCCTCACAGGCACCGGCTCCACCTCGAACATGCTGGACACAGAGTGTCTGAAGACCTACACGGCAGACCTTACGTACCTAGACCCTCCCTACAACCAGCACAGCTACTTAGGTAACTATCATATTTGGGAAACCTTAGTGAAGTGGGACGAACCAGAGGTCTACGGGAAGGCACGGAAGCGAATAGACACAAAGACCCGCAAGTCTCTATGGAATAGCTCAAAATATGCACTTACTGCATTCCAGCAGGTAGTAGACCTACTCAAGTCAAAGTATGTTGTATTGTCTTTCAATAGTACCGGATATCTTAGTAGGCAGCAGATCGAAGATACGTTAGGAAAGAAGTACAATCTTAGAACCTATGAGATAAAGCACCCTGCCTACATCGGCCATAAGATCGGAATCTCCAATAAGTCGGGTGTTAAGGTAGGAACGCCGAGTAGTTCGCATGTAACTGAGTTTTTGTTTGTCGGAACCCTGATCCAATAATGGGTTGACACCCCCGCTAGCCGTCTTATAGTAGTGTTATGACCAACAACGCACTAATCCTTGCTCTTCTCCTCTCTGCCTGTGGCTCTGCGGGTCCCGTTGTCGGACCCATGGACAGCGGAACACAACCAACCACAGACAGCGGGTATACGGACGGCTCCTTTGTCACCCCCGATGCTTCTGTAGGGCCATCCTGTACGGAAGTAGCCAATGCCCGAGCATTGCTGGCCTTTGATCGAAGCACTCACACCACCTATTCTACTCCGTCTTCTGAAATCTCTAATCTATGTGTAACAGACTCAGATATTTCCTTTGACTCAACCTACACATACTCTTACAGGTATATGGGTGGAGAGGACGTAGTGAGGCATCCTTTGATCACTGTTGAAGTTGCAGACTTTGCTCTTGATCAAGACTGTTCTGTTCATATGCGTAGTAGTAGACCTCCGTTGGTTCCTGTAAACGCCGATCTTTTGCCAGAGGCTCCAGCATGTGCACACTTCACTACAGCACATGCCTGGTTTACAGACGAAGATAACCCTAGGCCGATTTGGATGAACGATCTACAGCTGTCCACTACTCCTACAGGACATGGAAGTTATCTTGTGTCTATTGGTGTTTTCGTTTACTCCTTATACCTTCACCTTCGAACTGGAAGTTGCTGTGCCATGAACATGTACAACCTTCTAGTTCCTATGATGCTGCTTCCGTTTGTTTAGCTCTGCTAGAGTGAGTACGTCACCATTACAGATGGCCTCTACAAAGGACCTAGGGTTTTTGCTTGCTGAATCGGATGCTTACTACTACCCTAGGTGGTCTCCTACTGTAGAGTACAGGTATGAGCAGGAACTGGAAAAGTGATCTCCTTCGGAACATCAACGCGCATAACAAAGGATACGTGTGTTACAGACATACTAGAGGACGGCGAAGTTGTAGGGAGAATGTCCGCTATCTATGTTCGATTTGGTGGGTCCAGCCGATTACTAGAGTCCTACATCGCTAATCTATACAACTATGGTGAAGATTCTTGGAAGGACTGGTTTTCAGTAAAGTGCCGAACTAGATACGGTAAAGTACAGAAAACACCAGCACTTGCACGAAAAGAAATCAAAGAGTGGGCTGCCGTAAGGAGAGGCCAGCAATGAAAATCTCTGAAGATATACATGATAGTCTGAGAGCACTAGGAGTAGGTTGCTCGGACGGAGGGTGTGTGTGGGGCAGGTCTACAGGTGTCCATACAAATGGAGGGTGTCACTGTTTAACTCGCCTTCCTGTGCCTATGAGAGTAAAACTCAGCAAGGGAATCACTTTCCTGCTCACTACAATAAACAGACTAGAGAAAGAACTAGCGGAAGCAAAAGGCAAGGATAAGCCTGCCTCCATAGAGTGGATATGACTAAAACGAAGACTAAGATCGTGTGTATCTCCGATACGCACATTAAGCACGGAGAGTTAGTAATCCCTGAGTGTGATGTTCTACTACACTCTGGCGATGCCACGTTCCAGGGACGGCCTCATCGTATCCGCGAGTTTGGTAAGTGGTTTAGTAAGCAACCCGCGAAGCATAAAATCTTTGTTGCCGGTAACCACGACTTGCTGTTTGAGGATGATCCAGACAAAGCAGTAGATCTACTAAACGAAGAAGCAGAAAGTGTAATCATCACACTAAACCAAGAGTCCGTTACTGTAGAGGGACTAAACATCTACGGTGAACCCAGGCAGCCTTGGTTCTACGATTGGGCATTTAATGTGAATCGCCCCAACATGAAGCAAGTCTGGGACAAGGTTCCTGCGAACACGGATATCTTAGTAACCCATGGTCCTCCACTAGACCGTGGAGACAGAACGGTTCGAGGGGAACCTGTAGGGTGTAAGTACCAAAAGCAACTTATTGAGTCTATGGATAACCTTAAACTTGTTGTGTGTGGCCACATCCATAACGGCTATGGCCTGTACAACCTAAATAACGCTGTGGTTGCAAATGCTTCTGTTTGCAATGAACGATATAACGTAACAAATGCTCCTTTGGTGGTGTACCTATGAATGTCAATATTTCGGTTCAGATTCCCTCCGCAAACGTCAAGGCTCGATTGTATGGTAAGGATCGAGACTTCTACTGTAAGAGCCTAGACGGGCGCCTACAGGTTCTTGGTGTGACTCCGGGCGCGACCTTGGACATGTTCTTGGAGCGCCTTAGCACGTCTCGTGCGCAGCGTAAGCCCCAAAAGAAGCGATGAAGCAAGCGCTTTGTAGAACGAGCAAGAACCTCTCCTTCTTGACTTTCGGATTCTTCCTAGGATTAGTCTTTGACTACGTACTTTGGTATTTGTTAGGATGAATGAGGTAGGAAAAGTCTATGGCGCCTGGATGGTACGAGCTAAGGCTAAGAAGGGGTACAAGTGCCTGTGCCTAGGCTGTAAGCAGACTACGAGGGTCATTCGCTTAGCTTCCCTTAGAGCAGGATCTACACTTATGTGTAGATCCTGCTCTCGTAAGGCTAGTAAGAAGGAAAGACCTCCAGAGTATTCTGTGTGGGTTGGGATGAACCAGCGATGCCACAATCCTTCAAGTAAAGACTATCCTAACTACGGAGGCAGGGGCATCGAAGTGTGCAGTCTTTGGAGGAAGTCCTTTGAAGCGTTTTATATGCACGTAGGATCTCGACCCGATCCAAAATATACCATTGACAGGGTGGACACGAATGGTAACTATGAGCCTGGGAACGTCAGGTGGTTATCAAGGACTGAGCAGAACAGGAACCAGCGCAGCAACATCAACCTCACGATCAATGGCGTGACACAGACGATTGCTGAGTGGTCTAAGCACCCAGACTGCAAAGTCGCAAAGAGAACCTTATACAAGAGAATCCATAATGGCTGGCCTCCAGAAGAGGCAGTATTTGGAGATAAGTTAGATGTTGGACAAAAACGACCTCGTTGAAATCGTTGAAAACGGAGTTACTCGGATTATACCCGCTGATGAGTTAACAGAGGATGAAGAACTACACCTATTTGATGTAGTTATTGGGGAACCAAAGGAAGTACAAGTAACAAGGCTTCACGAAGGAACTACTAAGAAACTAGTGTTTGATGGTTTACAGCAATGCTTTTCAGGATCAAACTATGGGGATAGAGATTATAAGTTCCTAGGCTTACATCAGATTCGTCCTGTAACAGACAAGGCAACCTTACACTTCTCTCTCAGCGCTGACAGGCTTCCTTCGATCCACACAAGGCGTAGTGTCGTGGCGGGGTGTCTTGCTTGGGCAGGCGATGGTTGGGGAGAGTGGGATCCGCACCACACACAAACAGACGGAATTGAGGGTAAGATTAAGGTTCACCATGTGGGAGGAATTCTACACAGTGACTTGAATACTCCCACTGTGATCTTTCCGGGTGGATCCAAACTATACTTTCAGTTTAACGAGCTTCACCGAACAGACGGACCTGCGGTAGAGATAGGAGAAACCGGGAACAGGGGACTTAGCTTATCGTTTGTTCCTAATGAGTATGAGGAGCCAAACCTCTATAATGTGCACGCAAATAAATACTACAGGCGAAACAAGCTGCACCGTTCTGACGGACCCGCTATTGTGGGACCAGACGGTACCTATGAATACAGAGTTCTCGGTGATCTACATAGAGCCGACGACAACGAACCAACAGCTGTAGTTGATGATGTTGGCGCTGCGCACTTGTATGCAAAATACGGGAAGTTGCATCGAACTGGTGGTGCAGCATTTACTTGTCCTGAACTAGGGCTACGTAAATACTTCTTTTGTGGTATGCTTCATAACAGCGAGGGTCCTGCTATTAATGCAATCTCAGGTATGGATGAAGCCTTCTCTTTGTTTGGCGCTACTCTAACTAAGAGAGAGTGGAAGGCCGCAATCAAGGACCCTAGAATCAAAATGCTAGAGAATAACACCTTGGCTTCCTTTGAAACACTAGGGGCTAGGTATAGAGAGGCAACAGAAGATGGCCGTTGATCGCAGACCTAAGGAGATACTAGCCCTTTTAGGGCAAACACTAGATAAGTACCCGGACTTTCGTGTTGGACAGCTAATCGCTACAGCCACGCCGGATCAGAGGGCTAGTGGTATGTTCTACATGTCGGATAGTGAGTTTTTAGACAATCTGCTAAACTACGCAGGAAAGAAGTACGAGTTATATGGCCGTTGATCGTTCTAAAGTTGGTAAGAAAGCCCGAGGAAAGGGACAACGTGGAGAGCGTATCCTCGTTAAGAAGTTCGCAGAATGGTGGGGCTCTGAGTTCTTTAGAACACCAGGGTCTGGCTCCTTTGCTACAAGAGGCTTCTCTCGTAAGGCAATGGACGTAGCGGGGGACATTGTAACTCTTGATGAGTCTTTCCCTTGGTGCGTTGAGTCGAAGAATGTAGAGGGCTGGACACTTGACCACTTGTTCACAGAGAAACAAGGACTACTGAGGAAGTGGTGGCAACAGGCTGTAGACCAATGTCCTGAGCACAAGCTTCCCCTTCTGGTGTTTACGCGAAACAGGCAACCCATCTACTTTATGCACAATGATGTAGAGTACTGGGACTTTAGGATGTTTGGTATGCACACGAGCATTGACGGTGCGGAGGTATTTATTGGTTTACTGTCTGATCTACTGGACACTGACCCTGAACAATGGATGGATGAGGACTAATGAAAGAGTTTCGCACAAGATGGTTTAAGGTACTAGACGACAAGGTTTGGAACGTGGAGTTTCGTTGGAAACAAGACGGAGAAGAGAAGTTTTACTCCGTAACAACCTTCCAAACAGACCTAGAACTTGCGGTCATTGCATCTTCACGCTACTATAAGCAACTGGGAGAAGGAACACTGCCTACGTTGGAGACAGACAATGACTAAGAAGAAGACGAAGAAAGAGAAGGAACAAGAACTTCCACGATGTAAGAACTGTGGAAAGATTCCTCTGATCTGTAAGTGTAAGGATTTTGAGGACTTGAAAAAGTGACTCGACCTATAGTATACCTGTCTGGTTGGCACAATACGCTAGGTTTAGTGAAATCCTGGTTCATAAAAAACGGGTATGAGCTTGCAGATTACGCTGGGGGAGCAGACTATCATGTCTTTGGGGGACACGTTATCCCACCTAAGATGCCTAACCTACCTACGTTAGTACTCTCCTCCTCAGATATCTATTGGAGTAGTGATTCCGTGGCCTCCTTTTCCGAGGATTCAGACTTGATCATCCCTCCTACAAGGGACACAAAGTCATTATATACCATTCGTTGTGCTGCTTCTGAGGCATCTGCGTTCAGAGAAGCTCCTAGAACACTTGTCTTGCGAACGTTTAATGTTTACGGACAAGATATACACACAGGTATTATTCATGGATATTTAGGGGACATTAGTGCGCAACAAGCAGTTAACGTCCCTCTACCTGGGTATCAAGAGAGAACCTTTTTGTTTCAGGAGGACTTTATAAAGTTCTTTAGTGTCTTTTGGTCTAAGTTTACTGAAGGACTCACTGGTGTGTATAACGTGGGCCATGAGACCCCTGTAAATCTGCACCGAGCCGCAGATATTACATGGCAACGAACAACCGGAGGTCATACATTAGCTCCGGTCACTTTACAAACTCTTCCATTCTCTATTATGTGGCGTGTGGCTCCTGATATGACAAGGACTCACGCAGAGACTGGTTATCGAGCAACCACAAGCCTGAGTGCGGGCATATGGAAGATGCATGGGTAAGGTTAACTATACAGTAAGTTCTGACGGCACAGAGTACTGGACAATCGAATCCTCAAAAGGTAAGTTGTGGCACAGATCCAATGGACTACCCGCTATCATACATCCTGATGGTAGAGAAGTATATTATGAGCATGGCGTAAAGCACCGAGAATGTGGGCCAGCTGTTACACTCTGTATTCCAGTATTTGGAACTATGAGGAAATTAAAAGAGTGGTGGGTGCGTGGTACTCTTGTTCGCTCGGAACCTGCTAAACCTTTCGTAAGTACGATTCATGGCTAAGTACACTTATACGCAGGATCATAGTGTCGAGCAATGGACGAAAGAGGGCAGTTATCAGCCCCACAGAGAAAATGGACTGCCTGCTATGGTGTCTGTAGATGGTAGCGAAAGTTATTTTGAACAGGGATTAAGGCACAGGGTAGGTGGACCTGCAATGCTATATCACTCTTACGACTGTATTGGTTCTCCGATCCTAGTTAAGGAGTGGTGGGTTGATGGGGCTTTCCTACGAAAGGAACACTTTGTCATCAAATGACTAGTCTAAAAATATACCCAAACGGTACTGAGAACTGGTACGATGAGCGTGGAGCTAGACACAGAGACAACGGTTTGCCTGCCCTTGTTATGGCTGATGGATGTGAAGTTTATTACGTGCATGGCTATGCACACCGAGAGAACGGTCCTGCATTCGTTAAGTATGAGAACAACCAAAAGATAGAAGAATACTGGCTACACGGAAAGCAAGTGATATGACTAACACAGGATCATCGTACACACATATTCCTTCTTTAGTGTGGTACTACCGAGAGGACGCTAACAAAGAACTGTTCGGTCCTATCTCCCTCAAACAGGCCGACCATGCCGCTAGGAGGCTCTCTAAGGACCCTAAGCACACTGGACGAGCCGAAGTGCTCACTACGGTTGGGGACCGCCCTGGGGACCCACCACAGCCCGGTGGGCCTAAATTAGTTGTCGCTTTTATCTACTTGAAAGGTAAGAAGACATTTGCTGGTAGACAAGCAGCAATACAGTCAAAGAAAAATATATAGAATGAAGAACTTAGACGATATTAAGTTTGGCAGAAATGTCATGAACTCCCTAGAGACTCCAGGCTTCTTTACAGATTTAGTGAAGAGGACTAGCCTGGATCACAAAACATTGCAGCGGACCCTTGCCAAGTTAGAGAAGCATGGCTATGTCGTAAAAACAACACATGGCGAATGGCAAAGGACATAGTATGCATCTGAATCCTATGGTGAAGCTCAAGATTAGGGTGTTTGTGACCGCACTGGTTACTTACGTAGGACTACTGTCTCTGGTGTACCTAGTACATACACTATGGTATCCCCTAGGTAACTTTGGTCTAGGAGTAGCTCTTGGAGCGGTTACAGCGTTGGTTGCTGTACTGCATTGGAGAGTTAGGTCAGACGCCTTAGATAGTCTCGCTTTGTATGTACTTCTTGTGCGAGTAAAGATCCTACATGACGAAAAGAAACTAAATCTAGAGGATCTGGGGCTTCAAAGTGAATAACTGCAGCGGAAACAGTGGCTTTTTTAGTAACAAACACGCCTCTATTACATACGAACAAGCATATTGTCCTCTTTGTATTGCATTGGCGGAGCTACATAGAGTAAAAACTATTGTGTGGGATTTCGCTAAAGGAGAGTACGAACGCGCGGAAAGCAATAGAGAGCGCGCAAGTGATCTTGAGGTAGAGCTACTAGCGCTCAAACGAAAGCATGCAGGGCATTGTGGTGTGTATGTATGCACAGCACCCGGCCCACGAAAAGCTAATGGTCGCTGTTGTGACTGTAATTGTCCTAGCTGCGTAGAGGCCGATGAAGTCTGACAAGTACATACTAGACGATAAGTCTGCACTGTTCAGCACTCGATATGGGGCTATGCTTAGTTACCTGCGAAAGAAGCTAAGCACTTCTCCTGATCTAGTTACAGTGTTCACAGCAACTACCTTCCCTGATGTAGCTACTGCAATCCTATCCTCCCCTACACAGTCTATGATGCTGGACATTGCAGAGGACTCGGAGCTACCCAGCCTAGAAGGCTTGAAGGAAGTACTTGAGCATAGCAAGGATAAACCTGTACTCATCGTTCTATCTGCTATTAAGCAGGAGTACTTATCAAACGAGTATTTTTCTTTAATAGAGGATGCAGACGTAGACATACTTTATGTTAGCTCTGACCTGTACGGAGGACAGCTTGGCATCTCGTCACTTACTCCGATATGTCCCGGTGCTGCAGCTTATGTAGGCCCCGGTGTGCAGGATCTCATACTCCAGTCGTCAAATCCTGTGGGTGGCGACTACACGTCCCTTACGCCTTCACAGGCTGCAGTATTGGGGTATTTGAGCCCAGATGAGATTGAGACTACAAGAGGAACCTTACAGGAACGAGCTAAGCAGGCTGAAGACCTAGGGCTTGAGCCACTATCTGATTGTTCCTCTGTACTTACATTAGAAGTAGAGAACGCCGTGGAGCTAATCCCAGAGCTACTAAAGGAGGGTTACGAAGTCGGCTCTCCCACAACACCACTTCACAGAATTCTAAAAGCAGCAGACGAGAAGAACTACCCCAATTCAGACCGTTTTGTGCGGAATCACCTTGCTATTTCTACACTAGATGGTAGTTTTACAAGGTTAGTATCAAGGCTCAAGAGGACTAAATGACAGACGAGATTAAGGTTCACGAGGTACAGCTTTTACCAAGTGCAGAGTTGTTTGAGTTAGAGCACAACTCACAGAAACAATCAAAGCATGAGTTTGAGGAACTACGAAACAGTATCCGAGATAATGGGTTTGATGAAACCTTACTGGTACGTCCGGTAGACGGAAAGTATGAGGTAGTTTCAGGTAACCATAGATATCGAGCCGGTGTTGCGGAGGGTATGCTAAAGTTCCCATGTGTTGTTCAGGAGGATTGGGACGACACGAAGGCAATGATCGAGTCCGTTCGTCGAAACTATGTACGAGGTAAGATCGACAAGGACGTTTTCACGGCCCAAGTCAATCAGATTGTAGAGGAAGACAACCTAGACCTTGACACCATTCGAGAGCAGCTAGGTTTTGAGGACGAAGAAACATTTGCTGACTTTTACCTAGATCGTGTAGTGGAGGAAGACGAGGCAGTGAAAGCTGCCGCTGAAGCCGTGTCCACCCCTGCTGTGAAGCTGCTTGACGACCTAGGGACTGTGTTGTCTAACATCCTCGCAGAATATGGGCACACGGTTCCTAATAGCTTCATCATCTTCCCTGCAGGTAAGAAGCACCACATTTACATTGCAGCAAACTCTTCACTGAAGTCCGCAATTGAGGCGATTGCGGAGAAGTCTGTAGAGCAAGACCTAGATATTAACGTATCCCTAGGAGGTATTCTACAGATCGGATTAGCTCAGACGGATTTCTTGACGAACGACGACAACACAAGTACGGTAGAGCATGGAACAAGAGATTACGAAGAGGGGACCGACATTAGACCTATCGCCCCTACTAATCAATATCCGGATGAGACTAGCTAGCACGGCTCACTTCTCCGTCCGCAATGGTATTTCATTTGTTCAGTGGATGAACCACCCAGAGATCAAGGATCTGTTGGACACATACAAAGATTGTAAGTCCGAAAAGGAACGTGATGCGTTACTTTGTGCAATAGAAGGCTTTTACTGGAACCCAACACGATATGACCACTAAGGAAACATTATGAAGAAGCTAAGTAAAGATCAAAGAGAAGAGTTTAAAAAGATAGGCGATATGCTTGAGAAGGCACAACAGCGCCTCAAGAAGGCAGTGGGTATATACAATAGGGTCGTGTCTAGTGAGTGGGAGAAAGTTATGGAAGCAAAGGAAGAACTTGACGAGGCTGTTGTGGGGGCCGATGAGTTTTCCGAATCTGTTGTTTTTGAAATCTGTGACTATATCGAAAGCAAGCAGGATAAGTGGAAAGGCAATAAAGTTGATAAATATGTGGACTGGATGAACCAGTGGAATACAGACTTACAGGTAGACGACTGGTCAGATCCCGGGGATATTGAATCTCCTGAGATTCCGTTGTGGAATGAAGTTAACTATCCGCCCTCGCCAAGGAGGAAGTAATGACTATTCGAGTAGAGGAAGAGACATTTGCAGTAAAGTGTAATGAATGTAAGTCTAAGCTTTACTTCACTTGGGAAGATGTAGTTAACAATAGGTCTTTGTCCGACTACTATTTCGAGTGTCCACAGTGCTTCTCTGATGTGCGTGTTGCTAAGTGTAGCTCTATTTCACAAGCTTTGCGGCACATAAGAGAGTGTTACGGCCAGGAACCTGAGGAAGACTAACCTTTGAGTAAGATCATAGAACCAGAAGATATCACAATAGAGGATATCAAATATTTAGGAGAAGATTCATTCCTGATGTGGGCACTTGCGTCTGGAGTCGAAGTAGACTCCAACAAGATGGACTTCAACAACCATAGGTATCTGATTCCACTATACATGGATGATTCAGATACTCTTGTATGGCGTAAGGCTGCTCAGCTTGGTGCTANGGTCTACATGCTACTTAAGATCCTATGGTGGCTCAAAACCAACCCAGGGCGAAAGGCAGGACTCTACTTCCCCACTAAGGATGGTGTAGATAACCTTTCGAAGGATAGGCTCACACCTCTCATTGAGTCAGCACCAGATATTGCTAAGATTGCTAGGGACGGGGA